TCTCCCCAGTAAGGAGGAGGTGTAATGTTAGTTGCCCTCGTTGCCTTGTTCTGCGCTGCCTTGACATACGGCTTCATAAACCGCCAAGCAACTAGCGCCAGCGATAGCGCGGTAAACATCGAACCTGCAAGCGATCCGATGATGAATGAAGTTAAGTCCATGCTTTGCCTCCGTTGTGAATTCTTCTTCCGTACTCACCGATGAGTGCAGCGTCAGAGATTCCGTTGTCCGCTTTCACACGAACGGGAATGTTAGGGAATAGTGATTTGGCTGCGCGCATCGCGCTCGCCTTGCTCTTCGGACCTCGCGGCAATCCCGCAAGCATCGTGCTTTGCCATCTTTGCGGCTGCACTTCCATATACGAAATGCCAAGCCCAGCGAGTAAGCCAAGCCAGATGCCATAGCCGCAACCGAAAGAGAACGCGCCGACTCGACCGTCTCCGGGCATCGCTCCAACCTTCTCGATGGTTACTAGTCGAACGTCGTAGCTGTCTTTCGCAAGAGCTTCTTTCATCCCTTGCAAGTCGTACTCCTTCTTTCCGCTAACGGGAAGTACCGGAGTCCTTATGCCGCTCAACAGTTTACCGCTCTCAGCTTCTAAGATTGTTAAGCCGCCTGTTACACCGGGATCAATGCCGATGCAAACAGCGACTCGCTCATCATTCTTCATTAGTCCTCCAAGAGTGATTGCCAGATCCGGCTCATCGCAAGCCCCCACTCCGGTCCATGGAATCTAATGCGATGACTCTCTGAACCCCAGCTTAAAGCATGAGCCCACTCATGAAGCAAGACGTAGAACTGTGCGTCTACGCTCAACTTGTTGTCTATGCGTATAGCGAAGCGCGGAGACTTACCCTCCTTCGCGATAAGAGTACAGTCGCCTTCTACACCGTCGGGCATCTTACAGCATCGCACACTCACAGACCAAACTGGCGGAACTAGTACACGCAATAACTGCGCTGTCTTCCTGATGTTTGCGTTGTGTGATGTTGTTCGAATCAGAATCTCCAGTCAACAGACGAGGCGCTCCAACGCCCAGCCATAACTAGCCTTTCCCTTGCTCTTGTCATCCCAACATAGAAGGTTCGAATGATTCCATCGCGACCATCTCCCGGTCTCGTCCACTCTTGCATACCAGATCTACTAAGATCCGGCAAGAGGATGACGGTATCAGCCTGACCACCCTTCACGCTGTGTACGGTCCCTACAATCAGCTTCGGCTCTTCCTTTAAGGCTATTCGTCCACGCTTCTCAGCAATCCTCAAAGGGTAATCCATGAGTGGTTTCTTGCTCGGAAGCAAGCGATCAACAAGCCAAGGAATCGGGTCGCCGTTGCGGAATACAACCTCAAGATCATCCCAAGATTCACCAAAGCAAGCTCGACCATCAGCAGCTTCGATGATGTCGAACGCTAAGTCTTCGTCTTTGGCTTGTGCCCTTATCATCGTCTTGCCTGAAGGCGCGAGAGCATCCTTAGCTCTAATGACTTCGACCCAACTCGCAGCCTCTTCCCAAGTCCAAAGCCTAGACTCGCCGGGATAAGTCTCAGGATCAGGACGGAGATAAGCCTTCAGCCTACCTAGCCCACCGCGCAAAGGATTCCAGCCGCCATGAGTAGGGCGGAAAGGATTATGAAACGGTATACCCTCTCGCCTTAGCATCGTGATTGTATTCCTGAGCATGAAGCCACAGGTAGCCAAGATCATGACGCTCTTGCCTCGCTCGATCTCCGCCAAAGCATGGTCGATGATCGGCATTACATTCTTACCGTTCCCATCGACCTTAGAGACTTCGCCCTCGAAATCTCTCGGTAGGTAACTGACTGCGTATCGGTATCTAGCTTTCTGAATCCACTTCGTTGCTAGTTCATGCACAGACCTAGGAACTCGATAGGACTGATCTAGATGGAAGTTGTTTTCCTCCGGTATGTTAGGAGCAAGGAAGGCGCGCGCCGATGCACCGCGCCAACCATAGATAGCTTGGTCGCCGTCACCCGCTAACACAGCGCCGTCTTCAGCTTGCGCTGCCCACTTACGAACGAGGTCCAACTCTAGAACGCTACAGTCCTGCGCCTCATCAACGACAAAGACCGAAGGCGATCCGGGCGCTACAGGTACTTGCTCGACTGCGTTCTCAATCAATCCTGTAAAGTCGACGAAGCCTTCATCATCAAGCCAAGCATTCCACTTGCGTTGGAACATCGCTACGTCATCACGCCACAACTCAATAGGAGTCCTTCGATGTCGATACACCTGAGCCTGAGACATAAGCGCGTCACCCTTCGTGCCTCGCTCGATTCGCCCTTCAGGCTCGTCCGATGATGACCTGCCGCCTGAAAGCCTGAGCATCGGCTCGCGCTCATTCCAAGCTGCAACCTCTGCCTCAGCAATCTTCGGGCGATTCAACGCACGGAATGCAAGCGCGTGTAGAGTCCCTACGTTCTGCGGAGGTATGGGTAAGTCACGACTAGCAATCTCTGCTGCTGCTGTTCTTGTCAGAGAACAGATCACAACATTCGAAGCGCCGAAACGATCTGCAGCGCGAGGAACCCAAACATCTGCTAAAGCTCTTGTCTTACCTGTACCCGGAGGACCATGAAGCCTGTACTCCTTCATGGCCTTCTAGACCTTCGGATCATCTTTGCAACATGACCGCACTCGCAGTTCCAATGCCAACATGATGCACATGGTGGATACGTTCTCAATCGAAGCTTCTGCTCTTCGGTCAAGTTCGGCGGCCACTCTCTAGGTCGCCACCTCCCGTCGATAATCTTCTTGTCCTTCATCGACTAATCCACAGCAGCAAGAAGCCGACAGTAGACCAGAACAGACAGCCGCAACCAGCTATCCAGCAGAAGCCACCTACGCCATCATCAGGACTATGTTCCACGTGGAACGCTCTATTCGGTTTGGTCATCGTTGAATACTAAATCTAATCAAACGCCGTAAGTCGTTGCCCTATAAGAAGGGAGTATGCTGGTTTAGTGATTTGCTAAACCTTGAACGCTGTCGGTAGTCCTGTCTGAAATACCCCTCTTAGGAAGGCGCGCTGCAATCGACGTCGGAGCAACCCAAACATGAACCGTTGACTTGTGACCGTCAGCCTCTCGCAGGTAAGAAACAATCCTCGGAGTACAGTTCGATGAGCGCAGGAGCGTTGCGATCTGCCTACGACCTAGCCGTTCATCTCGATGGAACGCAAGCCACGATCTGAACTCTGAAAGGAAGAATGCAGGTTGACCATCCGGGTCGATGAAGGGTTCACGAATCGGTATAGCTTCCTGACGATCCGGTGCGGGACGGTGCTGAGATAGATACTCACCTAGCCATTCTTCAACTAGCCCTTCGGCGCTTGAGTCTGCGCCTAGGTCCAACTCCTCGACAGCTTGTAGCAACGCTTGCGCCACCGGATCCCATGCAGCGCCAGTCATCCTCTGTATCAGATGTCCGCTAATCCCTGCGATAGCTTCCCGGAACTTCTTCGGGTTCAAGATAGCGTCTACCCCTCCAAGGTGAATGCAGCCTTCATCCAAGACCAGACGGTACTGCGGAGGATCAGTGACGAACTTTAGAATTCGGCGGATGCGGAAGCCGAGCATATTGGAGATGTCTGTAAGGAATCCCTCGCGCTCATCTTCAGCAGTCGCACCGCCGCTCTGAACAGCCTCGACTCGTTCGTGAATCCGTTCGTGCGCTTCCTCAGCTACCATGCCTTGCTTCGCCTTGCCGATTAGCTTGGTGAAGTAGGCAGGTCGATCCAGCCTCAAAGGCTCCATGCCAGCCTTGCGATGACTAACAACTAAAGCTGCGATCTCATGATCTGTCCAACCTGCCTTCGCAGTCATCGAAGCAAGACTCATGTCGTACTCACTTTGACTCGGGAACTCCTTACGCTCTCGTCGCCAAGTCGCAGCGAACTTCGGCGCTAGGTTTAGCATCGCCATCAGCTTCTCAACCGGAGGCTGTACGTTCTCATGCAAGTCGCCTAAATCTTCTGGGTTCGAATGCACCGGAGCTAACAGAGGTTGAACCTGATCCGCCCAATCCTCGAACTCGCTAGGGTTGTAGTACTTTGCCTCATCGTTCCTAAGCAAGACTTCAGATCCGTACTTGTGATTCACAGTACCAACAGGTCTAAGCACACGGCTTAGATCATGAGTCGCGTCAAGAGTGAATCCCATGTTCGCTGCAGCGTCGATCGCAAGTCGTTGCCAACCTTTAACAACAGCCGCTGCTCGATCGCGCTCCTCTGCTGATTCGATGACCCAAGGTTCACGGAACAGCCAGTAGATATGTGCCCCTCCACCAGTCGCGATGATGCGCGAAGGAGGGAACGGCAACTCTGCTAGGATCTTGTCCGCATCATCTTGATTGCGAGGAAGACCCAACTTCTCATGGCCCTCCCCTGCAAGGTCAAGGTCAAGCCAAACTCCGGGTATCACAGCGGTCGTTGTCGCGTAGCCGCGCGCGAACGCCATTGATGGTTCAGCTTCACCTGTTCTGCGCGTTCGTTCTTCACGCGCCGCTACAGGGTCTTGTAGAGCAACCCCAAAGTAGAGGTCGGAAGCGCCAGCATTTGCCTCCGCTATCGCTGACGCTTCCTGCACAGAGCTTGCCCAATGACTTCGCTTATCACGGCTAGACCAAAGGACTAGCTGTGCGCGTTCGTTTATAGAATCTCCAAAGAGATCGTCGAAGAAGCGTTCAATCGCTTCCTTGTTGGGCTGCCCCATGTTCTTCCTCCTCTTGCCTTAGAAAGGCGCGTCTTCCAAGTCGATCGGATCCTTCTTACCTTCTTCGCCCGGAGGTGTATCTTCATGCCAGTATCCGACTGATGATCCCTTCGCGCTAATATCAACAACGAGTCTTGTGTTGCCTTCGTAAGTGTCTTCCTTCAGGCAGACCCAAGCTCTACGACCGACCAAAGCAGCAGCAACGATCTCGTCATCACTCTTGTCAAAGCCAAGTTGCTTCAGCTTTGAAAGACCCATGCCTAGACCTTTGCCACTCAGCATGATGATGTCGAAGCAAAGGCTGCGACCAGACTCCAAGTCTTTCATCCTAACATTGAAGTAGGTGTTACCCGCAGCCGAAGTGCGCTCCTCGCAGTCGGCAACTTCTACATGGTAGTTGCCGGGAGGTGATAACTCTTGGCTCTTCGGTGAATCGCTAAACTCGTTCCAATCAATTTTCGGTGACATACTAAACTTCTCCTGTGGCTTTCTTTACCAGTTGATCCCTCATGTCTTCGAACAAGACAAGCAGGGCGTTACGATGTGCTTCGGTAAGATACCGTCGCTTCTTCTTGAGTTCCTTGGCAACAGCGCCAAGCTCTTCAATGTCAGTACAAGCAGAAAGCTGAACGCGAAACTCACTCAAGAGTGTCTGCGACTTGCCCTCCTTGTTTCTTTTAGCTGACTCCTGCTCTGCAAGAAGTTCAGCATCTTGCGCCTTGCGTTCTTCATCATCCTCTTGCGGAGCTTGCTTGTCTCCGAGGTATGGCAGCAAGACTTCGATTGTCTTGAAGTTAGGGTTAGCAATCGTCTGACCCTGAAGGATGCCAGTCCTGTCCTTCTCAACGTACATCAGCACAGTCGACTTAGTCGTATCCGCCTGATCTTGTTTGTTTTCAAGGCGAACACAAACATGAGGCTCATGCGGAGTCTCTCCCTCCGCCTTCATCTTCACGCCAACCTTGCGAAGCTGACCGCCGTCTTCCTCAAACACATTGCCCTGCCTTCCAAGGATGAAGACATCGAAAGGTGAAGCGATGAGGTAGTTGAGCAGTTGCTTGTAAGGCTTCTTGATCTGCCCCCAAGCGTGCATAGGAATCGTATCCGCTGAAGTCTTCTGGCCTTCGTAGGCTTCAATCGCTGAATCCCAAAGGTGTGAGATAGAGTCGAGAACGACTACGCCGTACTCTTCTGGATCAAGTTCAGCGATAGCATCGCGAACCAGCTTCAGACTCTTGGTGTAGATCGCATCGAACGCGAACGCTTCAGGGTGAATCTTTCGGTTCTTCACTTCCTGTGCGTAGAAGTCTGTTCCACGCTCTGTGTCGACGAAGGCAATCTTCTTGCCTCTAGACTTCGCAAGACCTTCAGCCCACAAAAGCGAAGTGAATGTCTTGCCTGATCCGGGCGGACCATAGATAGCAATTTTGAGTCGAGCCTGTTGAGGCTCTGCTGGTTTGAATGAACTCATACGAGTTTCTCCTTTGGGGTTGGGGTAATGTCGGCAAGCACCGACTCAACAATCTTCTTCCGATCGCGCAAAGCTCTGTAGACCTTCTCGTCTACTGTGTCTTCAGCGATGATGTGGTAGTAGGAAACAGCACGATACTGTCCGGGCCTATGGACTCTTGCCAAGCTCTGCTCATAGTCGCCTAGGCTGAATCCAGTTGAGAGGTAGACACAGTAAGCAGCGCGCGTAAGGTCTACGCCTGTCCCGCCACTTTGAATCTGCACAGCAAGAATAGGAGCTTTGCCACCTTGCCATTCCTTAAGCTCTCTGCGCTTACCGGAAAGCTCTAGTGACTTTCTGCCTGTCTCTCTCGCAGCAGCGTGTACACATTGCAAGTCGCTGGTGAACCTACCGAAGACCACGACGGGCTCATCAATCGGCAAGTCGCCTAGCAACTCTTCGAGTGCTTTCTGTTTGCGTTCGTGTACCTGCACCGTCTTCGTTTCTGTTTCTGTCTCTACGGTGACTCTTCCGCTAGTCAACTGCTGTAGTCTCAGAAGTTTAACGAGTGCGTTCGCTGCGGTGATCTCTCCTTCCTTGACCTTTGTGCAAAAGTCATGCTCCATCTCTTTGTACATCTCCATCTCCTTCCGCTGTAGTTGCACTCTTCTTCGTTGGTGCGTAGACGAAGGTAGATCAAGGACAGAGCGATCAGCCTGAAAGGTTAGGTTGCCCATGCGAGTCCTCAAGTCATCGAGGTTCTTGTAGTCTTTAACCTCTCGATTCATGAAGCCTCCCATGACTGCGTACTTTGCTCGGAACTTCACAAAGCTCCATCCGAAGACGCGAGGATCAAGCGCGCGTATCTGAGCGTATATGTCGAGAGGACTATGCGGCATCGGAGTACCTGTCAAAGCCAGTCGCTTCTTGCAAGTCTGCGCGAGTCTTGAAACCCATCGCGATGTAGTTCCTCGCGCTGACTTGATGCGATGACTCTCATCAAGAATCAACAGATCGAACTTCTGCAACGCAAGGTAGTCAGCAAGGGGAGCGTTGCGCGCTGACTCGTAGTTGACAACGCAAACGAATGGCAGACCGAACCCGCTCGCAGTTCGCTGCGCTGCCTGAGCTTTCTTCAACTTCTTCGCTACCGATCCCTTGTTCAAGTTCACTACTCTAAAGCCTCTTCCGAACTGAGCGAACTGTTCAAGCCAAGCATCGCACACAGACAACGGGCAAAGTATCAACACACTCTGCGCGTTAGAGCGCGCGGCAACTTCAATCGCGCAACGACTCTTGCCTGTGCCCATGCCCATGTGGAATAGAGTTCCGTCTCTCTCCATAGCGAAGTCCACCGCCCACTTCTGATGATCCCAAAGAGGTGTGGTCATTCAAAGTCCCTTCGGATCGCAAAGTTCTTCGAGGTAGCTTTCCATGTCAGAGTCGAGACACAAGTTCTCGATCTTCCGCAGCTTGACTCTGCCTTGCTCCTTCAGCTTCTCGTCTTCCTCTTTGGCTTCAGCCTGACGAATCAACAGCCAAGCGTAACTCAGAATCTTCTGAGCTTCACGGTTGTCTTCAGCGTAAGCATCCTCGAAGAGCTTCTCCCCTTGCGACGCAAGAAATTCTTCAGGGTCAAACCACTCAACGCTATCAAGCTCTCCGTCATCGTAGTGGAACCGCAAGCCTTGAGTGCAGACTGTGAGTGACCTTAATTCTTGTTCATAATCCAGTTGGTAAGACTGCATCAATTCTTCTTCTCTTTCACTCATACGATCTTGGGCTCCCTTGCAAAGACTGTGCGCGGAACGTCGAGCGCGTCGGCAAGTTCAGCGACCTTCTCAGACGTTGGTGAATGCTCGTTGGACTCCCATCGAGCTAGGGTTGATTTGGTTACTCCGACTCGCTCGGCAAGAGTTTCAGCCGTCCACCCTGCCGCTATTCGGCGTAGGCGCAAAGCGTCACCTCTCCACGTCGGGAGTCCGGGACTGTTCTTAGGTCTCATTGTGCTCATTATCGGGACTAGATTGATGCTTCTGACCGGGCGGCCATCCCGCTAGTATTGACGATCTCCAGCCTGTGTGTAGAAGGTTTCCGCCAGTACAGGGCTCTGAGAGGGCATAAGTGACTGTTCTGCAACCACTTGCAAACTGGGATTTTTCCCGCCAACTTCCCGGAAAGTTGTTGCGTCCTCTTCCCGCATAGCCGATATATATACCTGTCGGGCAAGGGCCTGACACTCACCACCAACAACAACAAACGGAGACAATCAAATGACCACTTTCACCTACCCCGCCAAAGTCGAAACCCCCGCCGAGAAGATGTACAGAGAAGACAGAGCGATCTTCGATACGATCCCCCTCGAAGTGATGGACGACGAGACTCCTTACGATGCAGAGCTTACAGGGTACGCTGACTACTTCTCATCGAATGGCTACCTTGGATGGCGCGGCAACCGCATACCTGATCTCGTTCGCAAGCGCGCTTTCTATCTCGACCCTCAGAGCATGGTCGGACAGCCTGCTACTTACCGCATCGGCTCTGACTGCTACCCGCTCGTTGTAGTGAAGGTCAGCAAGAGCGGAGCAAAGATCTGGCTAAACAAAGTCGAAGCGACTCGCACCGACAGCAACGGCATGAGTGAGAGCCAAGACTACAGCTACGACATCGAAGGCGCTTCAAAAGTGGCAACTGATAACAGCATGATTGGTACTCGCCGCAAGCGCGGAGACTACGCCGCGCAAGGCTGTGGAGCATACGCTCACATCTCAGTCGGCTACGCGAAGAAGTACTCAGACCCTCACTTCTAGCAGACCCCTTAGGGGTCGCTCGGCTTAGTAGCCGATGCCTGATGCGGAACTCGAAACCCCTGCACAGACAATCACTACCAACACCACCAACCAACGGAGACAAAGACATGACTCGTATAGCAAGAACAGCGAACAACGGTGGAGGGAGATTCCCTGCTCCTTACGCAGAAGGGAAGCGCGTGAAGCACTTCACTCTACGCGCTGGAGGAAGGCGCGACATTCTACAGCGAAGCTTCCACATAAGAGTTGACCCTGAAGCGCCGAGAGCTTACCGCTTGCCTAACTGGGATCATCTAGATCATGCATCCGTAGTTGAGAAGGCGGAGGCGATTCGTACAAGGCGCTACGGAAGTATGCGCTGCTTCGGCTTCAACTTCGAAGGCTACACCGTGCAAGAAGCTCGCGAGCAATGGTTCTACACTAAGCGTTCTCATCCTGAGATCAGCGCACAGTTGAACGATCGTTCAGTCAAGATCTTCGAGATGAATCATGAACTGCACCACATCCCCGGACTCATCTTGATCGGGATACGACAGCGCAACGGGAACTTCGTTGTGTGCTGGAGATGGGACTGGTTCCAGTTCGCAAACTCAGGCGGAACCATCGAAGAATGCACTGACATGGTTAGCTTGAAACGAGAGGCTAGAGGCATCATTCGAGAGTATCGAAGCCCGAATCGTGGGTAGTCTCTGAGGGAGAGGCTGTAAGTCATATGGTTCCTATGACTTGCGGCCCCCCCATTCTCGGGAGTTTTTCCCGGAAAGATGGACACATCTAGGGCTGCATAGTCGATAACTCTACTGTCGGGCAAGGAACCGACGAGCACCACCAACCAACTGAAACGGAGACAATCAAATGCAAACCATCACCTGCACCATCAAAGAACTCGCCACCATCTGCGCCGACCTCACCAAGAATGGCATCGCCTTCGAAGCCGAGCCGCAGGGCAGCCTTTACTTCGTCATCACCATCACGGGCTTCTAGTCCACCACCACCACCAACACCATCACCACTTTCAACGGAGACAATCAAATGAACACAATCAACTACACAGCCAACGATCACAACGGAACCACTTTCTGCTCTTGCGGATGCAAGTACTGGGACCAGTGG